TCGTTTGCGTTATTTTGCTGCCAACATATGTTTCAAGGGATTCACCCTCTAATTCATCTTTAGATATAAACCTTTCAGATACCTCTGATACAATCGCGGACGGCAGCATTCCTATTTGTGATGAAGCTTCTATTTTATAATCGCGATAATCAGAATCTATTCTTTCTAAATTACTTGTGTTTGCCGTTATTCTGCCGTCATATACACCTAATGTTGCGTTTGTTGCAGAGGTATAGTCACCGTACTCACTCTTTGCAACAAAATCACTCTCTACAGTGGATATAATTGAGTTTTCTGTGCTGTCCGTATAAGCCTTGTACCCCTGCTCAAGCTCGTCTGCTGTTCTTATTATGTCACTTTTAAGCTCGTCAAACTTTTCTATTTGCTCGTCTTTCATTTGCACGGCAATAACACGCATAACATCACCCAGTTCAAGATAAGCGTCACCAGCCCCCTCAATAGAGACTTTTAGGTCGGATAGACCACCGTCTACAGAATCAGATAATGCAGACAATATCGCCCGTAAAGCTTGCCCAGACGACATAGATTCGCCCGTGCTTGAGTCTATTGCCGTTATTACTCCATCAACATCAATTGATATGCCAGACAAGACCTCGTTAAGGGCTTCGTTATTAGTTGAAACTCCCGATAAATACTTCTTCCAAGCCTCATCAGAAGCCTTAGAAACTCCTTGGTTTGTGCTAAGAGTTTCTTTAACTTCACCCACGCTCATTGAAAGACCCGAAAGAACCGCTCTCAATGTTTCGTCTATCTGTACGAGATAACCGTTAATATTATCGTCCATATCTTGAACCCTCCTCTACATCAAGGGTAATTGAATAAACCTTGCAATGACCTTTACCGGATAACTTTAGTCGTATATGGTCGCACCTGCGATTAAGACTTAACCGCAGCGCTGCACCGTGTACCTTCTGCGCCTCTATCGTATCAAGAAGTTCCCACTTCCCAGATGAATCATATTCAACATAGATATCAACTCTTCCTGCGTCCGATATAGGCGTAATTGAGAGCCTAACAGACATAGCCCTAATATATTTGTACCCCTCTAAATCAAGCCCTAATAAGCCCGTTTCAGCGCTCCACTCAATGTCATTTTCTTGACTATACCCCGATAACTGACCTGTGAATGTTCCGTAAGGCTGTTCGGAATCAATCATAGCAAGTTTTTTAACTCCATCTTTATACACATAGTATAAATTGCTGTTATTTGTAGCAAAGTGTGATATATCTATTTCATCTTCTTTATGCCACAGTCCTTTTTGGGTATCGTAAACAAATAACTCTCTTTTATTTGCTCCAGACGATAAACAGATATAATACTTATTCCTAAATTCACCTGCCACGCCAGAGTGATAATATATAGTGCCGAATACATTATCCAGAGGCACAGTTAAAGAACCCTCATACCTGCATACCCCGGTTGACGACATAAAAAATAAAGAACCGTTTACAACGCACAATGATTTGTTGCTGCCTTTTTGAACCCCTTTAGTAAAGGAAGTGGTAACATTGTACGGAGGATTAAGATTATATATCTTGTGTATGTAGTTTTCCTTAAAAAACAATATACTTGACATATATCTAATAGCGCCCGTAAAGTCACCGTCAGAGCCTACTGTAACAGCGTAACTGTCCGTTGATAGACCCCCAAAGCAGTTCCAATTCTTGAAGTCCCCTAATTTACAAGCGTATATTTCATTTTTCTCTGAATTACAGCCCCATATCCTATTTTCGCCCTCACACAAGAAGTCTATATCGGGGGTTTCCCGTGATATAGTCAACGGTGTCGCTTGACTGAAGTCAGATTTTAGTCCTATAACTACAATGAAGTCATCACCTTTAGACTGAATTATAAATGTATTATTAAAATAATCGTCAGATGAGCCAGATATTTTAACTCCGTCATACTGTTCAAACGCTTTCCCGATATTAGGGGAGGCTATTTTTATGTATGTAGTTAAAATATTGACCCAGCTTGAGGAATAATCCGAATATTCTTTTAATGTGTCATCATCAAGCCATACATCACCGTCTTCGGGCTCTAATGGCTTTGTGCCCGTGTATGTATAACCTGTACCGTCAATCTTACTTAATGAATATGTTACCGTGCCGGAAGTGACAAACTTAGCTTCTAAAGAGCCATAGTCGCTTAATTTAGCCGTATTAACATACACCTTATCGGGGAAAATAATAAGATATGCGCCCATAGATATCATAGTACGCTCTTTATCACCCGTAAACGATAACCCCGTGACCTCTGCGCCTCCATAATAAAGCTTTCCATTGGCTATGTATGCAATCTTATCCTTTGAAAACAAGCCCTTTATATCGCCGCTAACAGAGAATAAACCCCTCCTATGCCTTGTAGATAACATAGGAAAATAAGAAGAAGTTATATTTTTGGTATCGTAAAACTCCCCATATCCATTTTTAAGATTGTGATTATACCCGAAAAACTGTTCAATCATACTGAGTATCTCGCTTCCGTCTTAAAGTACACGCCTTTAGTTTCAGGAAATTCCCTTGATATGTAGTATGAAAACTCGTTATATTTAGCCTGTAGTTTTTCAAGTTCATTTTCCGCTCTTTTCTTTTCGCCGATTGCTTGATATATTTCGGCAAGTAAAGCGTTTACATACATTCCGTCATAAGGAAAAGGGATAATCATCTCCTCTGTGGCTATAGCCGTTCCCTCACGCTTTATAAACTTGTACCATAGGTTATCTTTAGGTTTAAAACCTTGCAATTCTTTTTCTATCCTGCCGTCAAACTCAGCAAGCCACTCTATTTTCATATCATCATCTATGCCGTTTTTTATAATCTTGTCTGCAAGATTAATGCATTTTTCTGCCGTCATACTACACCTCACAACTGGGGGGCGAGCTCGCCCCCCATAGACCTTTAGGACATATTATCAAGTATGTATTTCTCCGCCTGATAGTCCGCTTCCACGCCGTTTGCAATAACCTCCGCAAACTTACGCTTAATTGTTACGGGTATGCCCGTTTGCACAAGCACCCTTTCGCCGTTTACAGATATAAACCTTTGTGTGTCAGTTCTGTGTCTTTTAGGAATAGTTATTTGAACTAATTCCTCTCCTCTGTTTTTAGTAATAACCTCGTTTTTAGCCATAATAACCTCCGTTTAATTCGATTGAGCAGAGCCCGAGAACGATGAGCATGACTCCACTCTTATCATGTATTCTTCAACGAGCCTTTTTGCCACTTTGAGGCCTTTCCAGCCAATGGAGCTTCTTTGGTTGAGCGGGTCGTTTCCGTACCCTTTTTGTTTTACGATATGTTCTACACCGCCGCCGTTTACAGAGGTTACGCCATACGCATCAGCGCCTAAAATAAGCGTTGCGAATACCGCGGCGTTAGCCGCTCCGGCTTCGCCTGCATATATAACTTTGCCTTTTGCTCCGTGGGTAGTCGAAATAGCTGCGTCAGTGTCCGCAACAGTAATACTGGCTTGGCCGCCGGTTCCGGCTACCGCCGCTTTAACTGTATACTGTATACCCTCGAGAATTATCTTTCTTCCGAGAAGCGCGGTTGCCTCTGCATCGGATATTGTTTCATCAACGGTTACTGTTTTGCCCGCGTTGCTAAGGTTAGCGGCAACAGTAAGTTTATCCGCAGCGTCAATAAGATTTGCGGACTTAAATATCTTCGCCTCTGTAGATTCCACAAAGCGCACGCCGCCGATTTTGCCTATTTCGCCATTGAGTATGTTTTCGGGGTTAGCGTACTTCATCACATCGACCCAATTGTCGCCGGCAGACTGCATTAAGTCGTAAGCGACATAAGGATGAATGATACCTACGAAGTCGCCATTAATTTTTTTAGCATTTAGAGCTTTAAGCTCTGCAGCCGCCTTAAAGATTTCTTTTACCGTGAGCAAAGCGGTATTGTCAAGAACATACCTCGAAGTAACCGCTGTTTCTGAACCGCTGGACACCTTAGGGGCGTATTGAACATTATCGCCACCAACAAGAGTGTTTCTTACGACTGTATCCATTGTAAGTCCCGCCTGTGATGCAAGCATCTTTGTCGCCTCGACTATCGTGTTATCAATAGCAGTAAGCTCGAGTAAATCTGTCTGCTCTATGTAATCACCATACTGGTCTATTGTCGCCGTAAGTGCCGTCACATTGAGCTTGTTGCCCTCAGGCGTAACTCCCTCTGTAATGGGTGTTAATGCCTTAGGCAGGGACGAAAATTGCCTAAACTCTATCGTTTTGCCGCCGCCCTTCGGTATATCTCTTTTTTGCCCGAATTGGTCGTGTACAAGATACGGAGAGGCAAGAGTTATAAGGGTCTTGTCATAAAATGTTTTCATTTCGTCCGATAAGTCATTGCCCGTTGTATTGCTTGTAGTCTTATTAACTACATCACCAGCTGCAAAGAGCTGTAAGTTAAATTTATAATTCATAATTGTTCCTTTCAGAAAGAGATTTTCTCACCTCTTTCTACTTTTTTTAGTATGTCAAGCACATCATCTTTAGAGAGTGTATCGACATTGATTTTGCCTGTAACCATTCCAACAGAGCTTGTTGTACCGTTTTCTTTCGGTCTGCCCGCTGCTATAGAGTCCGCCGTTGCTTTTGCCGCCTTTTTAGCCGCAAGACTTGCTAAGGTTGTCATAAGCTCGTCATTATGCACCTGCTTATATGCTGCCTCGAAGGGTTTATCGAACCCATTTTCGGAAAAAATGACCGCAAGCTCAACGACTTTAGGGTCTTCCGCTATCGTTTGTGCGAAATCGTATTCGGGAAACAAACTTTTAATGCTCTCAGTTTCCTGTCCCCAAAGATTTAGCCGCTCTCGTATCTTTTCCTCTTCCCGCCTTGCCGCCTCTGCCTCGCGAAGTGCCATCAACTCTTGCCGCTCTGCGCTGCGTTCTAACTCTGTTTTAATCTCTTGGCGCACATCATCTGTTGATTTGCCTTCCTGCATAGCCTTGTACTCAATGTATACTTCGTCATCCGTAAAAGCTTTTTGCAGTCCATCTAAATCGTCAGAGTTTACACCATACCTTTTTGCAAGACCTTCTAAAAGGGGATTGAGCTTTTCAAGCCTTGCTTCCGTCTGTTTTGCCGTCTTAAATCGCTTATCAATAATCGACTGTGTCCTTCTTGCGAAAACATCTTTAAAATCACCTTTGATAAGCTCCTCAAATTCAGCATCAAAATCCCTTTGGACTTCCGCGACTTGTCCATCGTCTGGAGTTTCCTCTGTTGTTTCCTCTGTTGCCGCTTCTTCGGTAACTTCCTCTGCTTCATCGGTAACTCCCTCTTCCGCGGTTTCCCCGAACAATCGGAGATTTAACTTGTATTTTTTCATACAAACCTCGTCAGCCGTCTTTCCGGCGTGTCTTTTATTCATAACCCCTAAGGGGATTAAGCTAATTTATGAGTGCAAAACTTACATTTTCGGGGTAATTTTCGCACAGCGCCTCATATCCATTTTGCGCTACTGATATTGCACCCTCTATAAAATCGTTGAAATCACTGCATTTGATTGATACAAAACCGTCAGAAATATCAATATCTGAACAAATAGACTGAAAGGTATAAACTAAAGCATAAGTTATAGCGGAAACAGCAGCACACACTATGTCGTCACCATCAGAAAACTCAGCGTGTCCCTCTACTATCAATTCTATTCCCCGGTCTTTTCTCAATGTTATCTCAGTCATTGTGGCGATACAGAGTCGGCTACTCTGCCCTTAGCCTTATTAATTATGTTTGATGTCCTATCCTCTCCCGTGTCTGCCATCCGTCCTATGTTGGTTTCTCCCGCGCCCTGCACCTCGCTTGATACATTAGTCCCATTTTGAGCGTCTACAATCGTTGCAAGCTTACCTAACTGCTCTTGCATTGCCATCAGCTGGCTAAACATATCTCCGTTAGTCCGTATCGTCTCTATTACGCCCTCTTTACCGTTAAAATCCATCATATTAAGCGTTGCAAGTGAGATATGAGCGTTTTCGGGGTTAAAAAATCCCATTGAGTAGAGCTGCAATGCTAACTCATTTTGCACCTGCTTACTATACGGAGATGATTTTTGCACCGATACGGCTATGTCAAATATAGGAACCCTTGACGATATGGTGCCAAACACATCATTATCTTGAGGTTTTAGGCTATCGTTTGTAAACTCGTCAAAATCAACCCCGCCATCCGGTTGCGTAATCCTAAATACACGAGGCTGCTCGTAAAACTGTCTTATAAGCTCTATGCACAGCTCGCAAACAGCTTTATATGCCCTGTAGTTACCTCTTATGCGCTCTCTTGATTGCTTGCTGCCCGCCTCTTGCAGTGCAGCGATGGCACTTGCGGCTGTAACCCCTCCTGATGTCGAGCCTTGCGCAAAGTCCTTATTTGCCGATGTGTCTTTAAGCTCGTCTATTTTATTAATGCGTATCGTTTCATATATAGCGGGTAATTGAGGCAATTCTACAGCCCGTAAACTGTCGGCGCCTAAATTACTCCCGGCAACGCTAATAAAAGGTTTTTCCCAGTCGGCAAAATCCCGCTCATTAACACTGCCGGCTTTATTAACAAAATATCTCGGTGTTGTTGCCATTTTTGCATATCGGATGATGTTATCGTCCAGCATATCAATCTGAGTTTGAGCACCTTGCATGATGTCTATATACCCAAATCCGCAAGGGGTGCCAGCGTCCGGAAAAAGCACATCAAAAACAAACGGGTAAAGTCCGTGGTCGTAAAACCCGTCTGGCATACTGTCCTCCGAAGAAAATAACACTTCTTCTCCGATAATTTTACAATAATGCAATGTTGTCTTGTCCTCGCCTTTGACTTTGTAGTACCAATCTATAACGGGTGTTTTTTCGCTCGTGTCAATGTCGTCATCGTACACATATTTAGCTATTTCAATTCCGCTTGACCCGAGTTTTCCGTCTAATTCGGGGTAAGCATTAAGTATCGCCTCATTATCTATAAGCTCCACATGGAAAACATTAGCCGATTCTTGTATATCCGTTATGCCCGGCTGCCAAAACAGATTAAGCAAATCAATCTCTTTGACCGTTATATCTCCCAAACCGTTTAACTTATCGCTATCCCAAAAGACGCCATATACGCCCGTTCCGTGTTTGAGTTTTTCTAAATCGCTTTTAGAGTAGATCTCCTCAAAGCCGCTCCGCTCTAACACCACTGGGACAACAACGGACAACTGCTGCGCCGCCTCTGTATCACTTTTTTCTCGTGGCAGGATATTAGCCTCCGGCATATTATCCATCGTGTCGGCGTGTTTATTCATAATCGAGTTAAAAAGCCACGCCGATGACTTATCATTACAGCTTTCCCCGCCCTTGATGTCCTTGTAGTAGCGCATTTTATACCATTTTTCTGCATCAATTACACGGCGCTCAAGGTTGGTTTTGCCGTCTTTATACTTTTTAAGTGCGGCTAAAGCCTTGTCTATTCTTTCTTTTTCCATCTAAAAACCTCCATATCGCAAGTATATCCTCTGGTCTTCTAACAGATTAAGAGGGTCGCCGTCAAACTCTTGTGTTATAGGCTCTATCTTCGGCTTAATAGGTCTTGCCATACACATATACCTTACTTCATCAGCAATATGGTCTTCGCCCTCCGTGTCTAAGTCCTCAGGTCTTGTCCTGCTATACTGCAAAATTGGCAAAGTGCGTATAAATCCTTTGCAGCTACTAAATATGTACATATCGGGTATGCCGTTTTCATCAAACTGTAATCTATAATGCACCTGCATCCACCCTGGCAGCCTTGTGTTATCGCCCTTATTAAAATAAACTCCAAATCTTTCTGCAGTTTCTATTATCGCCTCGCCCCTTGAGGCATCCCATATAGACGGGTCTGCAACTCCTATTATGTGTTTGCCTTTAAGCCACCTATGCTCTTTTTCTATATTCGCTATTTCGCTAAATATTTTATCAGGCGCCCATTTTACGCCCTCGTTAGGGTTATTTGTACATCCGTACAGCTCTAATATCCTATAAAGCCTGCCGTCATAATCCACAGCCCACCAGCCGCAGGAAAAAGGCTTAGAATAACCAAAGTCAAACGAGCGGTAAAGCACCCAGTCTTTCGGCACTTCAAACGGCTCTATAACGTGTGTGTGCTTGCCTGTTTTATAATTTTCTGGTATGTCTCTGAACTCCTCGAAAAATTGACCGTCAAATATATCCCAATTGCCGTATCTGTGAGCCTGTCTTAAACTCTCCGGTAAGTTATCAAGTATTTCTACATACTCGGGGTTGTTTTGCATTAGTATGTGATTATCGTCAACCGTTGCGGGTATAAACTCATAATCATCGGGGTTTTCCGTCTTTTCAAACTGACCTTTTACAAATAAGCGCTTGAACCAATCGTGCCCCACGCCACCGGGATTGCCCGTAAAATACATGCGCGGCTTAAAATCCCCTCTGGTTGTCCTATTTGATGTCATAAGAAACTGTACCTGTGACCATGTAAAATGCGTACACTCCTCAATGCCTATTACATCATACTCTTGCCCTTGATACTGATATATGTCATTCTCACTGTCGCAGTAGCCCATTTTAATACGGCTGCCGTTCGGGAATAAAAAGGCTCTCTCGTTAGACTTATATGTTGCTATACCGTGAAGCTGTGACAGCATAGGTAATATATGATTTTCTCTAAGCTCCGGCAAAGTTTTGCGCAGTAACAATATATTAAGTCCGCTGTAATTTAGTGCTAACAGTATAAATTTGTTCCGCATAGCCCAGCTCTTGCCGCCGCCTCTTGCCCCGCCATAACCTATAAACCGCTTACGGGACTTAAAAAACCGCTCCTGCTTAGGGTTGGGCTGAGAAATAGTAAGTCTCACTCGCCCCACTCCTTGAGCTCGCCCTCTAAGGTGACCACAACACCCTCTGCTCTTAAATTAACCTCTTGCGGCGGGCGGCAAAATTTATCAAAAACAATACCAAAAACTCTTGCCGCTCTATCTAAATCTAACTCGTCAAGCTCGTCCGAGTTTAAGCGAGTTAAAAATTTGTCGATAAAAGAGCATACTCTATCGCTTTGATGCGCCATATACTCAGATATGTCTTTTCTATTAGCTTCTGTCTTTTGCTCAGCGATTTTTGCCATATCGGGATTAGCTTGCACTATACGCTTAACCGTCTTGTCCGAAGTTTTGAACTTGCGAGCTGTCGCGGAATAGTTGCGGCTCTCCGCAAAATCCACGCAAATTTGATATTGCTGTTTTTGCGTAAACTTCATACTCTTTTTTTTGCTCATCCCCCGGTCACCACCTTAAAGGATGGGGCAGACGGAAGGAGGCACCGCCCAC